AATCTGACCAATCTTCTTCAAGAAGGCCAAATCCTCTGGTGTTAGCTCTGACATATTAGCTCCAACTTGTTAGGATTGATACGGACATTTCAGCGGTAAGCAAATCTCCAGAAGCCGCCTGTAATACAGATGGAGCCGAAATTTCGCCTACGTTGAAAACTAGAGATGATGCAGCGAGTTTATTAAATACGCCAATAATTGTTTCCTCAATGCCATAAAGGTTGCCTTGATTATCTAGCATTGGAACTGTAATTAAAATCTTAAAATGCGCTAAAGGTGAAATAGTGTTGTGCTGATTATTGCTTGGAGTGATGTAAGGATCATCAGGAGCAACTACAACTGAATTAGCAAGAATGGTCGCAGGGGGAAAAGAAAATGTTTGCCACTTTGTATCATCGACTAAAGCTGCGGCAAGTGTGCTTCTAAGGGTAGTTATCGCTGGAGCAGTCATTACCCCACCATTGAATTCGGGCTAAGCGCGTGGGCAATAAGACCACGAACGCGAGCCATCAAAGTATTACCCATTCGATATGGAGATGGTTGGAAATCTGGGCTAACTCCGCCTGATGAAGTAATCTGACGGCTTTGCCAAATATCAACCGCAATTTCTAAAGCTGCTGTTTGTACTGCGCTATCGGCAGTCCAGTCGGTAGTAGTTGCTGCTGTTGCAGTTCCATAAGGAGCAATGCGCTTTAATGCATAATCAGCACTAGCGACTGTAAAAGTTGCGTGGTAAGTTCCAACGCTGATAATTGTTTTAGATCCATTAAGCGCTGCGCCACAATTAGCAATAGTTACGCTTTCTCCAGCAATAAAAGGATGTGGCTCTGTAAAATAAACAGTAGCGACATTTGAATCTACTTTTGAACCGCTAATATAAAATTGATTTACCCATAGCATTGGAAGCAAGACTGCGTCTGCCGCGTCACATACTTCCTGCAAAGTTGCATCAGGATAGAGAGTACCAACGCCAAGTGTTGCACGAAGTTCGGCTACTGTTACTAGGCTCATTTCTATCCTTTCGTTAAGACCGATGAGAGGCGGTAGGGCTAACCGCCTCTCTCGGCGTTCTAATTGTGGCTATTAAGCCTTGTTGAAGCGGCGAATACCTGTAGGCTTCTTGATTGCGATGCCGTAGTAGCCATAAATTGCTACCTGTAGCTCGCCTGTACCAAGTACCTGTACCTGTAGGGTACGGCGTGGTGATTCGTAGAATGTAGCTGCATCTGGAGCAACTAGAAGCATTGAATCGTCTGCATCTCCAGCACCGAAGAATGGATCAACGTAAAGGTTTGCACCTAGAACAGAACCACGGATTGAAGTACCTGATGCTGTACCAGCTGCGTTCATTGGGTTTTGTGCAACGTATAGAGGACGTTTTGATGAATCCTGCGCTGCCATAATCTTCGCCCACCATGTTGAGTTAGCGATTAGGTTTGAAGCAAATGAACCAGATGAGCCATAAGCTGCTGCTGATTCTGTTGCGATAAATGACTGTAGGCCATCTGCATCTGAAGTTGTACCTGTTGCCACAGTTCCACCTGAGATTGCCGCTGAAAGCATTGCTGTGTCAGTAGCCTTAGCATAAGCGTTTCCAAGTTCACGGATTAATTCATCGTAGAAAATTGGAGATGAACGATCTAGCAATTCCCATGAGATTGTCTGAAGTGATGCAGCTTTCTTAACATCTACTGTAATGTAAGAAGAAGCCATTTGAGTTGTTGAGATTGGGTCTGTTTCTGCCACTACATCATCAACTGTTGGAGCAGTTGTTAGCTTAGGAATTGTGAAAGACATTCCTGAAGCAGGTAGAACTCCAGCTGAGAATGCATCGATGGTTGGACGTCCGCCGATTGTGGTTGAAACGAATTCCTGCATGTGCTGAGGAAGTGTTAAACCTGTGTTTGTTGTTGTGTCGTTATCTGCCGCGTAAATTGCGCGACGTGCTTCGTCATCACCTGTAGCAGCCTTGATAGATGCTTGTAGGTATTCAGAAGCTGTTAATGGCTTTACGCGCTCGCGCACGTTAGTAACCGCTACAGTTGGGCGAGCTGCTTCTACAGCCGATGCCTCGATCTCTGGAGCTGCTACTGTTTCAGTGTTTGTGTTTTCCACTGATTGCTCGCTTTCTGTTGGTTGGGTTTCTTCTACTACCTCAGCAGGAATTTCTTCCTCTGATGCAGCAATATCAGTTACCTGAGCCGACCTAAATGCTGGCTCGGTCACTAAACTTACTTCTTGCAATGATGCCTTTGTTACATAAAGGACACCTTGCTTTGGCTTGGATGCTAAAACATCAACGCCTACTGATAAACCTGATTCAAGACCCTCAGCTGCAAGGATTAACGCATCGTTTCCGCGCTGGCTCTTTGAAATTGAAAAAGTTGCATAAATAGCATCGTCGGTTACTTCAAATGATTTCATTTTGCCGATTGGCTTTTTTACATCATGCTGAGAAAGTAATTTAATTGTCTTGCCATCTTGAATTGAAATTGAATCTTTTTCAAAGATTACTTTTCCGACAGAGGTATTACCGACTTCTGCACCAAGTGGCACGATTTTGCCTGAGATAGTGCGGTCAGTTTCAGATGCAGTTAAATCTGCTGAGAATGTGAGAAATTGCTCCATTTAGTTACCTGTATTCCCGTTTGGTGAGAGATCTTCCATTTCCATTGCCTGTTCAATTGTTATTAAACCAAGTTGCAACAATTTCTCTGTGACCATTAGTCGCTGCATTGGGTCTGGGCGTAGGAAAGATTTATCTACATCAAGTCTTACGATATTTCCATTAGCGGTTATATCATTCATTGATAATCTGTCTTCAATTACTGAAACGTAAGGCTGTAAAGACATTGCATAAAATTGCTTACGCTCATCTAATACGTTTGAGTAAGTCATTGATGCATTGGCATCTGCTGAAAGATAATATGCAGGAATATTGCAAAGACGAGCAATTTGTGTTGCATAATCTTGCTTCGCTTCAATATAAGCCATATCTTTTGGAGTAAATTGAGCTACGTTATATTCAAGAGTAGAAGTTAAATATGCAGTTGAACGATTTTGTCTTGCTAACTTCCAAGCAGCCAATAATCCTTGAACTTCTTTAGGATCTAAGTCTGCGCCTGTGTTTTTAATGTAACCAGTTGGCATTGGAGTAGCTGCCGCGACCTGAGATGCGCGCTCTAAATCTAAAGCTGCGCGAATTGTTAGCGCACCGCGAGTTAATACTCCCTCATCAAATGATTGAAATGTAACCATATCTTCATTTGAAACTTTTTCGCCATCTACAAAGTAATAAATAATTGTATTCATGCGCTCGTCATATTCTGGAGTAACACGAGAATATGAAAGCCATTCAAATCGAGATGGACGGCCATCTTCCTGATAACGCTCTACTACGCGCCAATAACTAACTCCGTAGAAGAATAAACTATCTAACGTCCATGCTAAGGTAGTTGATAATGGTTGGTTAATGCAAGGCTGATCCATCCATACTGGCTTGCCTAATTCTTCGCCAGAAGATTTACGATAAAGCTCTAGTGGCATTGATGAGATTGTTCCAATAATTAAATTTCTTGCACGAGCTAATGCTGGAACTTGAATTGCATTATTACGATCCATTGAATAGTAATAAGGCTGGAAGAATTGATTGTCTTGAATATTTTGAGGGGCATACTGCGCCAAAAGCGATGACTTATTATTGGTGTCGGTTGCTGTAGTTTTGCGCGCAAATATACCCATATAGTAAATAGTAGCACAAATCACGCATATATGTCCAAAACGGACATTATGGCGTGTCTATATAAATTGCTGGTTTTGCCTGTGGCAGTAGAAGTTTATGGACTACCATCGCTAAAGCGATTGGGGCTGAAACATCTCCTGCCGACTTTCGCTTTACAATGCGCCAACCGCTATCGTTAGTTTTAGCGGCTACGTTATTCATCTGCTTGTCCATTTCTGGTTGAGAAGCATGAGCCATTCTTAAATTGACAATGCTATCGAGCAGATCTCCACAGGCCTGATAAAAGCGAGAGCCTGAAATATCTTCGGTTGGTACTCCAGCCCTTGAAAGTCTGTCTGCGATGGTTTGAGTTGCATATTTGTCGTAGCAAACCAATTTAGGGCGGAATTTATCCACCCAGCCCTTAATATCAGCTGCTATCTTCAAATCATCTACCTGAACGCTATTTTCCCAAGTTTGTATAAGCGCGGTTCCGATTTTTCCATTATCCATAATCCAGCCTCCGACAAGGCTGGCAAATCTGCCAGACGGAGCCTTGTCGAAAGCAAAGATAGTGTATGCGCCTTGTTTAATTTCTAGTGAGTTATCGCCTATTGCTTCCCACGATCCGTTAGGCCACGGCGATGCGAGCGAATCAACCCACTGGCAAAGCGTTTCGGTTCTAGTACTTTCGACACTGTTAGTAGCCACGGATTCTGCGATGGCGCTTTCATCAAATAAATATCCCAAAGCAGGATTGGCTTGCGCCCACGCTTTCCTGTCGTCAATTTTAGCAAACTGTGGAGCTGAGTATTCATACCACGCGAACTCTGGCGGTGGATAATCAAAAGCCCTTTCGCGCATATCGTTAAGAACTGTTGAAAACGCATCACCAGCGTTAGACGTAGTGAAAGTCTGCGAGTTAGGTCTTGCTCTTGTAGTTGGTCTAGCAGCTGTCCATGCATCTTCGCTAATTTCTCTAAGCTCGTCAATATAAAGGAAATCAACAGTCTTACCGCGAGAGCCATCGCGTGTAGCAGCAGCGACTTCGTAAAGGCCGCCGTTATTAAGTAATATCTTTT